TCCAGTAACATCACCTTCAGATGCTCTAATTGCAGCATCAGCAGCACCAACAACTGCACCAACTCCAGGAACAATTGATGCACCAAACCTACCAAATGCTCTTGCTGCTCTACCCCCTTTAGTTGCAGTGCTTACTACATCACCAGTTTGTCTGGATCTTTTTAGTGCATCTTTTCCAAATCTATTCTTAAATGCTCTGTCTCCAAATCTCTGTCTATATCTGTTTTGTGCACTAGTGGATACTCTTCTTCCAGTGACATCAAATCCCCTTTGTGGTTTGGGACCTCTGCCAAAAAATCCTTCAATTGCACCACCAGCAAGACCAAGTAATCCTGGTGCCATTAATGCACCAGCAGCAACCATTCCTGGAGAAAGTGCTCCTAGCAAATCTCCCTCTAATAATTTTTCTAAAGAATTAAGTCCTGCAAGAGCAGCAATTTGAAATAAAGGATCACCACTCTTGGAGAAGAATGATCCTTTGAATTTTGGAACCTTTAATTTTTCTTTTGTTGTCTTTTTAGTTTTCTTTTGATATGCCCTATCCTTCTCTTTCTGTATAGAATCTAATCTATTTTTGTATCTATTCAAGACAGACAGTTGTGTCTTTCTTTGATAGATACCTTTCTCAAAAGTCTTTCTTAATTTAGTAGAAGTTTTTCTTGCCTCAGTGGATACCTTAACTAAGTTGTTGACCTTAGATACCCTAGCAACAATTTTGGGTTGTGGTTTTGGTGCTTCTAGTAGTTTTTGTGCGTCCATTTATCAACCTACATCTACAATGTTCCATTGAGTTCTGTACAGTTGCCCAATTATATCATTTGAATTATTTGGATCCACAAAATCATCATTACTTCCACCATCAAGGTTCACAGAACCAGGACTACCAGAACTTGTTGGAGTTGGAATCATGCTAACAAGAACTCCTCTTGATGGTGGTGCAGTAGAACTAATATTTACTCTCTTTTGCTTTGATGTATATCCACCACTTTCATTACCACCTTGAATACTTTCAAATGCCTTTCTGCTTGCCTTTAAATCTTCCTCTGTTACTTGTGTGTTTGCAGTCCAGGCACCCCAACCCTGACTTCTAAGTATTGCCAATGCAGCTTGAGCATTTGTAACTGGATCAAACAAATCTTCATTGCTTGATAAATTGAATTGCTTTCTTCTTGCAGTTCCCAAATTGCCAATCATGTTTACTTGCCATAACCCATAAGAATTATCTCCAGTGGATGCATCTGGATTATGTGCTTTAGATCCTCCTCCAGATTCATATTTTGCTATTGCTGCCAATCTCATTGCCTCTTCATCTGTAGCACCAACCTTCTTAAGTAATTCTATTCTCCCTTTCATATCAAAATATTCTCCCTGAACAGTTCCCCTAGTCTCCATGTTCATTTCTACTGGAGCACCACTAATCTGACCTCCAGTGGTTTGTTCTGTATCAGCGCTACCAGTTCCTCCCCCACCACGAGAAGAAGATCTTTTACCCATCATCTCATCTATCATCTTTTCAAACTTTTGATTTAAATTTTGGAATCTCTTTAAATCATCTTGGGTAATTGCAGCATATCCACCAGCAGCAAGTGCTTTCTCTTGTGCTTCTAGTTCATCTAACCTATCCTGATTATCATCTCCAGTTTCTTGAGATCCCATAAAGGCACTTCCCAAAGATAATGCACCTGCACCAAGAGCCATTGCAGCACCAAACTTACCAATTCCACCCATCCTAGGAGTTCTTCCCCTTGGTCCTCTCATGGGCATCCCACCTCTTCTACCAAAGGCAGCTCTACCAAACCCTTTAAGAAGTGATTTCAGAATTGTGCCAGCAATCATCATTCCAATTTGTGGAACAAAGGTAATACCAATTCCCATCAAAGATCCAATGACCTTTGTTAGATCTCCATTGATGATGCCATCCAGTAAATTAAATGCAGCAAGTCCTCTTATTGCACCTCCAACTCCAGAGAAAAATCCACCAACAAATGGTTTAATTATTTCTTTAAGACTTCTCTTATCATCACCAAGATCTTTCTTTGGAAGTCTTCTTTCTCTATTGGCAATCCTCTTTCTATAATCTTCAATCTCTTTCTTATTCTTTGCTTTTGTCTGAGCATAATCCTCTTGGATTACCTCAGTAATTTTATCCAAGTTATTGTTAACAACTTCCAAGTCTAAAGTAAGTCTTCCTAAAGAAGATATTACTTTCTTACTTGGAGATGCTACAGTCTCACCCTCTTGCTCCTGTGTTATTGGAGCAGATATTTTATCTGCTACTTCTTTTGGAATAGGTCTCTTGGGAATAATCCCAGTCATCCTATTGACCTTTACTGATATCTTCTTTCCAGGTCTAAGAGTAGAGGGTGGAGATATAAATGACTGTGCTTTTTCTCTTTGTGCTTTTCTCTTTTCTGTTATTTCTCTTATTCTAGATTCTATAGCAGCTTGTTCTATTTTCCTATTTGTCTCTTCCCTGAATGGACCTTCTAGGTATTCCTCTACCAACCAGTTTTGATATGCTTCTAGATTATAGTAACCTCCATCCTTTCCACGCTGATCCACCTGAGGATATCCTCTAGGATCCTTCTTCATGTTTGCAATTAATCTATCAGCATCTGCTGATGATATGCGAACAAAAGATGAATACTGTATACCAGCACTATCTGTACCACCAGTTAATCTAGCCTTGAGTCTGCTCCAAAGAGCGTCAGAAACCTTACCTTTATACCAAGGTTGTTGTGAGTCTAGTGTTCCCTTTGGTGGTTCAGTACGATTCATCTATTTGCCTTGGCTGCTTTTTCTTCCTCTTCTTTAATATAGTTTTCTAATAAAGTGAGATAGATTTCTCTTTCCCAAGGAATCATATTTTCAATCTCTGTCAATGAATATTTATGGTGCTGCATCAAGGCAAAATTTATTCTGTAGTATGCCTCAAGGTCTTCATGACCAAGGACTAACCGAAAAAACTTGAGAGACCCTCCAGAACAATTTCATTATCCTTTCCAGTTACTGGATTGGTTACTGTCATAGTGTGAGTTAATTTTGGCATGGTGTTGAAGAAGTTTTCAACCTGCTTAAATTGTGATGAGTCAAAAGTTTGTAACCACTCAACAAGTTCTTTCTTTGTAACATCACTAGCAGACCATGATTCATCTTTGGTGTACACCATGTCAACACATGATGCCACAATGTCAAAGGATCTATCAATAGTTTCTCTACTATCATTAGTTTCAAAATTAAAGTTATTGTCAATGAACTCCTGCAGAGAAGGATACTTCATCTTCAGGACAATCTGATCATCAACTTTAATCTCTGAGGTATGTTCCTCAGGGAACTTAACCTCAATCTCTCTAATATCTACTGTACAATCTACCTGAGTTACTCCATCATCAGGACATGTAACTAAAAGTTCTACTGCCTCACCAACTGACTTTGCTCTAATGTTGAGAAACAGATATTCAATATCAAAACTTGGAAGAGTATCAATCTTAACTCCTCTTGTCAAGATACAATCTTTTAGGACTGTCTTGACTGCTCTAGTGATCTCAGATGACTCACCACTTTCCATGGCAAGGATCAATACCTTTTCTTCCTTGACCAAGAAAGGTCTATATGTAATTTTCTTTTTGTTTGAAGGTAGAATCAACTCATAAGTTGGAGTTGCAATCTTAGGTAAAGGCATAATGTCCTATAGATGTTTCAGTGTGATTATTTATCCAGCAATTCACGTTGTCTTTGGTATGTACTTAGGAGATCATTAGATGAATCACTCTTAAATCTACCTGGAACATTTTCTGCTCCACCAAAGGATTGTTCAAATCCTTGTGTATATGCTCTAGCATATTCTTCTGGACTTAGGAGACTTCCTCTTATTGGATTATCTGAATTAGTAGAAGAAAGTGGTGTTTCTACAGGATCTACTCCTGGACCAGATACTCTTCCACCACCTGTTGGGTTGTTATTAAACCTATCAGATTTATAATTATAAACATCATACTGAAATGTAACTGTTGTCTTTAGAATAGATGTCCCTTCATAAGAAACAGGAATGGATATTAAGTTAGATGGCCAAGCATTTCTTAGAGTATAAGTAACAGATTTTTTTGGTGCTGTGCCAGACTGTTTGGTCAACCTCTTGTCTGGAGAATGGAATTCTCTTTCAAATTTTGTTATTAAAACTTCCTTTCTATATTGTGTTGGATATTTGTGTTCTACATAAGAATCTCCAATTTCTCCACGATTCTCAGAAATATAATCTATCCAAGACTGAAAATAATTTATAACTTTATAATCTTTATCAACATAAAAACTTACATCTACTGGAGGATAAGATCTTCTTGTTGGGTAATACTCTGTTCTGCCTTGTCTATCACCATATACAGTTCCTAATTCATATGATGTTCCTGGGAGAACTGCTTCATATGCCATAAAGTTGACATCTGTATTGGTAGATCCACCACCAGACCATCCTATCCAAACATCAAATGTGTTTGTAAGTGCAGGTTTGAATTTTTTTACCAGACTATCAGTTGTGTAATATAGGTTTGTGTATGGATTAACTGACATCTAAATAGTGAGAGTGTTCCTATATTATGTATGAGCTATAAAGGAAGATTTAAACCATCCTTCCCAGAAAAATATATTGGAGACCCAAACAATGTAATCTATAGG